AACGCTGTGTCCAACTATGATTATGAGCATGAGCTAAACGAACAAAAAAGATTTATCAAGGTGATCAAGGCTCAATATTATAGTCAGATCATGAGAGAGTTTAAAGAACAGACCGCAGGCATTCCTGATTATATCAGAAGGTTTTAATTTATGTCATTTACTGATTTTCAATCGCAGAGCCTTAAGCGATCCATTGACGGCATTCCACAGAGTAATGATCCGAAGCTACAGGTCACGGCTGAAATCTCTCTTGGTGGCGTTATCTATCCCGACGTTACCGCTAAGGAAGTGATCATTGGTGAAAGTCTATTAAATCCCTCAGCACACGTTGCGGTTACTCTACAGTCCGCTATCTATACGCCGCAGACGCAGGCAGCCTCTTATTTCGATATATTCAAGAATAAGGACTGGGATAAGCTACGTGATCAGCAGCTACAGCTGTATATTCACGATAACAATACCCAGAACATGAGAGAAATGAGAGTGAACCAGACTATCTATAGAATAGATAATCGCCACTTCACCAATCTCAATACAGGACAGGTCGAGGATCTGACGGTTCATTCTATTGACGAATCCATTTTGAGCGATGCTGAGACATTGATGGAAGGCTCCTGGAAATGTGATACTCCCACCAAGGTTGTCAAAGAAGCCCTACAAAAGATCGGCGTCACTAATACAAATCAGGTTAAAGACTCCGGACCGGCTAGACCATATGTTGCCGAGAATATTCATCCGCTTCAGGTTATTCAGCAGCAAGCTAACGTAGCACTAGATGGTGACGATCCGTCTTTTCTGCACTTTATGACGATTAATCATATTACCGGCGAGAACGTCCATCATTTTAAACCGCTCAAGAAAATGTTTGATGATGAGGTTTATGATATCTATGCTGCCGATACCGCTATTACAGGTGGAACATCATTCTCGCAGATGATCAATAATAGCCAGTATGGAGCTAGTCAGATTGCTGTGACTTTCTCGTTCCCATGTGACTTTGATCTATTGTCCGATCTGCTCAATGGTGTATCTCGCTCTGGTAAGAATATTAACGCTGTCAGCACGATGAACTTTAATTCTGGTGTTCCTGATCAGATTGGCTCCAGTATCACTAACATCGCCAATCGTATTTTCTCTATCACAAATATGGGAACAGCACAGCAGCAAAATTCGTGCGAAACAAACGTGGAGAAACATCTACAGAAAAGACAAGCTAGAATGGGCTTGCTAGATAGAGACAAGATTGCGCTAAGAATTACTGTCCCATGGAGTCCTTGGCTTCATGCTGGCGACATGATCAATTTTCACTGGTATAATCGATATAATCAGTCAGAAGAATTATACGGCTCCGGCAAGTATCTAATTGCCCATCTAACACACAACATTCAATATGGTGGCTATGCGGTGACTAATCTTGACTGCATCGCCAACACATTTGGGAGGTAATAATGGCAGGTAATTTTCCAGGACCAGATTCCAAGTTTCAGGTCTGCGTAGTAACAGATCAAAAAGCAGAAGATCAGTCTGGCAATCAATCATGCTATTCACCGTTCGATCATGGTGAGAATGTCAATATAGGCGATCTTTCTCTTTCTTCTATGTTTAGTTCACCAACGGGTTTTATGCAGCAGGCTTTCCCTGGCGCAATGGATCCCGGCACACCAGTCGTCATGCTCAAAAGACTTGGCGAGCCTGGTGGTATTATTCTTGGTCAACCAAACACCGTCAAGAAAGGCGGAACAAATCAGGGCGGATCTGGTAATCTCGGCTCAACTCAAAAGGTTGCTGAACTATCTAAGACAACCCGTGATATTAATATCGCTCCCGACGTTCAAGAGGTAGAAGAAAACGGCGTAAAGATTAGAAAGATTAAAGAGAAGGGACAGCAACATTCTCTTGATCTGCTAGACGGTCTACCTATTCATGGTGCGCTATTTGATATGGCTGGCTTTAGATTGCCAGAGATTAAGAACGTTCCTACCGCTCTTGCTACTAACGATCAGATGATGACCCAAGAAAATCTCCAGCAGATGATGGGTCAGATTATGTCGCTTGGACAAATGATCCAAGGACTTGCTGGCAATCGAGGCGCAGGCGGAGGACCCGGTGGATTTGGCGCTGGATCACTCGGTAATAATTATGTCCCACCAGGTGCTAATACTGGCGCTGGCGGAGTTGCATATGGCGGCGGTCTTGGTGAGAATATTATTCCCGCTGTTGACGCACCACCTGATACCCCAATGTATGAAATTATGCAGGGTCTCACTCCACAGATGCAGGCTGCTGTTAATTCTCTCTCGGTTCTACTACAGGGATATGAAGCTACTGGTGGCGTTGCTTTCTTTACAGGCGACGTGGTTCATGAGGAGACATATCTTAATAATGCTCAACAGCTACTAGGTCAGGTTAATTCTCTTGATGATCTAATGTATGTCATGAATAGACTACAATGGGATTCATCGCTACGTGGCACAGACAAGCTGGAGAACGTAGTAAATCAGATCGAGACAGCATGGGGAACTGCGCTACAGGAAATCGATGTTAATGGTAATATTGTAATTACCTATGGCTCCGAAGACGCTAATGCTGAGATGGAATTTGCTAATACAATGACCAGCAATACTTCCAGCCCAGCACTAGGCTTTTTCTCTGGCGACGACTACACATATTCGGTCAATGCTACTGGTGCTGCATATGGATTTAATCCACCAAGTCCTTCGCAGGGTCAAGGTCAGGGACAAGGTGGAGGCTCTAATCCACAGCAAATCATCGGTCAGGTGCAAGGACTACTCGGACAAATTCAGGGTCTAGCACAGGGCATGAACCAGAATATGTTTGGTGAAGCCGCCGGCACAATGAAAGAAATGTGGAAGCGTATGACCCGAGAGCAAGAAAACGACGCTAAGAAGATGCATGAAAAATTAAATAATGCATCCGATACGCAGGAAATGAGCAAGATCGTTAGCACAACCGTCAAGGGTGGTAATCCTATCGATCCTCAGATGCTCAAACCAAAAATGCTAGAAAGTATGGGAGACACCATCTCAGCTCCTGTTCAACTTGAAACAAGTCTATCGTTTGCAGAATAAGGAATAAAGATGACTGACACCAGTGATAGCACACCAAAGAATAAGTCTCAAAAGAAGTGGTCGGAAAGACATAAGTCCGACGCACGAAAGGGACAATCTACCGGATCGTATCCTGATTATTTCTCATGGAAGACTAGATCAGGTCACACTTTTCAGCTAGACGATACCAAGGGAGGCGAGACTGTCACACTACAGCACCGCGGCGGCACAGCTGTTCAAATGTCACCTGACGGCTCATTACACATTACTGCTCATAATGGAAAGTATGAAATCACGTTCGGTGAAAATAGAATGACAATTTCTGGAGCGCAGGATATCACGGTCAAGGGCGATGCTTCTCTCCGTGTCTATGGTGACTATAACGTGACATGCCATCAGGACTATAATCTCACTGTGCTAGGTAATATGAATGTCACAAGTAAGAACCTCAATAGACAGGTTCTCGGTAATATCGATACACAAGCACGAAACGAAAATAAAAAGCTAATGGGATCTTCCGCTAAGATTGCCAGAGGTGCTATTGCTTATGTTGCTAAGGGATCGACCACTATTGCTTCTCACTCCGATCAGGTTCATATCGGTGGTGCAGCGGGAATCAATCTAGCGGTCAATGAAGGTAATATTAATTCCAATATTGAAAAGGGTGACTTTCACTCGGAGACTAAAGACGGCGATCATAAGACAAAAGCAAAGGGTGCTGTCAAGGTTCAATCGACTGACGATAAGATCCAAATGCAGGCTAAAAACGACTTTGGTGTAGAGACCGAACAGGGCGATTTTCATGCGGAAGCTAAACAGGGTAATGTCAAGGTAGCAGCACAACAAAAGATGGATTTGAGAGCTACAGGCGTCGCATCATTGTCCGGAGCTACCACTCACGTAGCAGGAACAGATGTTCACGTTAAAGGATCAACGGCGGTTCATGTTGATGGTTCTACTGCTCTTAATCTAAATGGTGGCATGAGTCAGGTTATGGATCCTCTACAGCTTGCATTGAACTTTAATATGGGCGATTCCACTACCGGAAAATCTCGTGGTGTTCATGCTCCAGATAAGCCTGCTGGAAATAGTGAAGCTAAGAAATGGGCATAAATAGTATATAACTAATAAGGACTATTAATGGCACTGCTTAACGTTTCTAGAACCCCAGACTACTCGGACCTTGATCTTGATTTTATGATCAATCCGATTACTGGCGACATTAACAAGAAAAAGGGTGTGGATGCCATCAAGAGGTCTATCCGCAATCTTATATTCACAAACTACTATGAGCGCCCCTTTAAATCAACGATTGGATCAGACGTTAGATCATTGCTATTTGATAACGTCGATCTAATGACTGCTACATTTATTGAGGATGCTATTATTAAACTCATAAATAATTTCGAGCCAAGAGTTCGTCTATCACAAGTTAAAGTTGTCGCTGACATAGACAATCACGGTTTCAATGTGACTATCGAATATATCGAGGTCAATACAGAGACACCAGCGACATTCAACCTATTCCTGGAACGTATAAGGTAAGCTAATGTCCCACGCTAATACATCACTAAGAGTAGCGGATCTAGATTTTAATTCAATCAGAAACAATCTAAAGACCTATCTCAATAGCCAGTCAGAATTTACGGACTATAACTTTGAGGGTTCTGGTCTATCTGTTCTATTGGACATTCTAGCATATAACACCTATTATAATTCATTCTATCTCAACATGGCTGCGAACGAGGCTTTTCTGGATACCGCTCAGATTCGCCAGAACATTCTTTCTCAGGCTAAACTAATTAATTACGTTCCTACTTCTCCTCATTCAGCTGAGGCGATGGTCAATATTCGTGTGACTCCTACCACTACAGAAAATCAGACAGTCGGCTATATCACACTAGACAAATACACCAGATTGCTCGGCGCTGATATCGAAGGAAGATCATATCCATTCGTAACAATCAATTCAAACACAGCATATAAGTCTGCTGGATCCTTTGCTTTCTCTAATGTCTGGATTAAGCAGGGTGAGGTAAT